CATTGTATTTCATATTGCGCCATTACGTTTTTACGGTGCAAATATAATGTTATTAATTTTAATAGCAAAACATAATAGCAAAAATTATAAAATGGAAAATCAAACGAATTGTAACCGCCACAGATGCCGTCGGTGTGGATTGCTAACATGGAGTGATATATCAATACCTGAATGATGATTGACTTCTATAGGCTTGAATCACAATTGATGCTCGAGGCTCAATACGGTGATATAAGAGAATATCTTGATCGCCGTTACCCCGGTATCGACCCATGGACGATAGTTAGATTCTTGATAGACCCATTTAAAAGAATGATTTCTGAGAATCCTAATAAGTCAGTCGGTGTAAGTGGCTGCGGTCTTATCCTACAATATGACGTGAATACAGACCGTATAATATTGTGTCTCTCAGGAATATAAACTTCATTTTTTTTTGAAAAATAATTGCCTGAAAATTTGCGTATTAATAAATTTATTACTATCTTTGTAGTACAGAAATCAAACAAGAAAGGAGGTGTAACAGATGACATGAATAAAAAGAAAAGGTTGATTTATCGAATCCTCGACCTACTTGCAATGATAGAGAATAAGAAAAATCAACCAATCGTCAATCAAATCAAAGGTCTTTTATTTGAACTCTTAAATTCTTAACAAAAGCTCCTCGGGTGACAGACGAGGAGCAAATTTAACAAAATTATATGGATAATAAAAACATTAGTTACGAACAATTCACTGACCCGGCATTTAGAAGGGCAGAGCAGATGAAAGTAAAATCAGAGGCTGTGTGGGTAACATTCAACGAGCTTGGCGGTTTGATAAATGTTTCCAAGCTCGCCAAAGAATATTTCCATAAATCTCAGAGTTGGTTTGCTCAGAAGATTAACGGTTATAGCGTATGCAACAAAGAGCGTTCATTCACATCTGATGAGTATGCACAATTAACCAAATCTTTGCGCGATATAGCCAAACGGCTCAATGATTATGCCGACGAAATAGATGCTGCCAGATGATGAATTTAAACCTCCAGATAAACGGCTTAACCCATGGCTTAAATGGGTCAAGCTGAAATGAACGATTATGAAATATGAAGATACCGGGCAATTTACCCAAGAACAGAAAAAGTTAGCCAAAGAAATTTCGACACGGCTAAGAAAGCTACGTCAATTAGGATGTGTGCTTATTGCAAAACAAGATAGGCTATGCGCTTACCTTGACGAGGATTATATCAACTCAGACGAATGCGGTGATTATAATTTCCCGACTCCTTGCCTTGACTGTGGGCGTATAGACGATGCGGGAGCTGATGATACAATGTATTTCGAAAACGGATACATAGGCTAATTATCTTTAATTTTGAAAAATAATTGAATGAAAATTTGGTTAGTAACGAAATATTTACTACCTTTGTAATGCCATAAGGCACATAACTCTAAAGACTTCAATATGACAGACGAAGAATTTAAAAGAGAGGTTCAAAACCTTGTTGAAATGCTCAACAACCTCCGCCTAATCAAGGACAAAGGTTTAAGAAGATGGTTGAAAGTTGAAATAAGAAACCAGCTCAATCAATTACTGAATGACTAACAATAAAGGCTCTCTCTAATGGGAGAGCCTTAAAAAAAACGAAATATATGGAAACAGAATGCAGAACAAGAACATCTGATGCTGTTCTCTCCAAGATTAAGTTTATGGAGAGAGAAGATTTGTTACGCGTTGTGAATGGCTCGTATATTGCCGAAAGGTTCTTTGGCAAATCCGGCAGCTGGTTCAGTCAAAAGCTCAACGGCAACATGAAGAACGGTAAGCCTTGCGAGTTCACGGAAAGTGAGCGCAAGACGCTGAGCAATGCACTGTACACAATCGCTCTTGAACTTCAAGATTTAGCTGATGAACTGCAATAAAGAGTAACATCTTCGTCTGTCAACGTAATGCAGCGACATCAGTTTGGCGCGACTGATTGAAAATAATCGGTCGCGCTTTCTTTGTTGGCAAATGTTTAGTATCTTTGTGCTAACTAAACATTTGCACATGACACATGAGGAGTTCTATGTCAAGGTCGTTGCGATGCGCAGCTATCAAAAAGATTGGTTTGCCACTCGCAACATCACTGCACTCAATCAAGCTAAGAAGTTCGAGGCTGAGATTGATAAAGAGATAGAGAGAGTCAATGCCATTATGCAGCGTAAGGCAGCCGAACGTGAAGCCAATGCTCCGAAACAGTTGCGACTCTTTGTCTCTTCAAGAGGGAAAAGATAACGGATTAATTAATCAACCTTAAAAGCAATTATGTCACGTCGTAAGCGTATCAATGCCAGTGTCTCGCCTGAAGAGTACGAAGAACTGCGTCAAGTAATGAAGATGGCAAGGCTGAGGAATATGGCTCAGCTGTCGCTTGGTGCGATGCGCCTTCTGCTGATGTATATCAAACGCATCAAGGCTCGACAGTTAGCACAAGGCAAGGATGCTGATGACATCGAAGTCATCGCAAGAATGTTCCGCGACTTCGGCGATCATGAACGACAGCCCGATGGCACTGTGCCTGTAAGACACCCACGACGTACCATCAAATGATATGGCTAAAGATAAGGACTATATCAAGATGATTAACAGCGTCAGGTGGAAGCGCCTAAGAGTGAACACACTTAATGCGCACCCATTCTGTCAGCGCTGTCTTGAGGATAACAAGTATGTGCCTGCTTGCGAGGTGCATCATATCACACCCGTTGAGTCTGTAGTTGGCTTGCGCTCGAAGGAAGAGCTGATGTTTAATCCGTCCAACCTTCGAGCGCTATGCCATGACTGCCACATCAAGACACACATGGAGCTTGGACGTGGTACCAAGGCCAACGCAATTGAACGTACTAAAAAGGAAGTAGCTCGTGCGAAAAAATTTTTCGAGTGAAGCACCCCGGGGTGTTTTTTTAAAGACCCCCACCCCACTCGAAACCTCACCCTCTCCTTTGTTTTCGCACGAGCGACTTTTTGGGCCATGGGGGAAGTTAAAATATATACATGACCACAATCTTCTCCTTTTTGGCTTATTTCTTAAAAAGTGTCAAAAAAATGCGACAAATGCGACACTATAAAAAAGGGACTGGATGATAACCGGGAAGAAGTTGGAGTTTATCGATGCCTTGCGCGAAAAAAGAGGCATTGTGCGAGATGCTTGCCTTCAGGTAGGCATCAACCGCAGTACGTACTATCGTTGGCGCAAGGAAGATGATGAATTTGTCGAAGAGGCTGACCTTGTAATGGATGAGCAGGGCGACCTTGTTGAGTCGCGATTGCTCGACCTGATTGAAGCCGGGGATACATCCGCCACAATCTTCTACTGTAAGACCAAGCTCAAGAACCGCGGTTACACTGAGCGCAACCAAGAGACCAAGAAACAGCAGCCCGAACCCGAACCTGTCAAAATTCCCGACGAGTTCGATGTTGCGGAGATGCTCAATGTCGATGCTAAGGAGGTAGCGCGACTGGTTGACAACAAGAAGCGCTATCTTATCAAGCAGCTCAAGGCACAGAATAAGTACAGCGAGGAGCTATCAATGCAGGTTAAGATAACAGCGCAGCTGCTCGTTAAGAAGGATATGCTCGCCGAGGAAGTGCTTAGCACATCGCACAAGTCGATACTCGTACAGACATCACGCGAAGGCGATGCACGTGCGACCGTTAACCCACAAGATAAGTTGTATCTGGACTATGCGCAACAGAGCCAACGCGCTCTCCGTGCGCTCGGCATGAACAACGATGCCAAAGACCGCAAGGACACTAACGATGGTCTTGCCGATTTCATGAACCAATTCTCTAACAATGACTGATGAGGAGAAGGACAGAGAGCGAGAGTGTAAGCATGATGTTGTTGAGTACATAGCGGCTCACCGCGGCGAATGGTGGAGCGCCCACCGCGCAATACTCGACAGCACCGATACGCGCCTTCTTGCCTATATCTCTCAGGTCATCGACAACACCGATGCGCATAACCTCTATGAGCTGCTCGCCGTCAAACGGTTTTTCATGCTGCTCGATAACTATGAGTGGAAACCGGGGCGAGTCAAAAACTTTTTTCGCTTCTATGAGGCTCTGAAGTTCAGCGGCACATCAGGACGCCGCCGTTACAAATTGACACCGGTGCAATGCTTCCAGTTCGCTAATATGTTCGGGTTCTACGACTCACAAGGACGTAGGCTAACCCGCACGGCTTGTATATTCGTGCCACGTAAGTTCTCAAAGACAACATCGGCGGCGGCCTTGGCTGTGTATGATATGCTGTTCGGCGATAATAACGCTCAGGCTTATGTCGGCGCTAACAGCTATAAGCAGGCAAAAATCTGTTTCGATGAGATACGCAATATTATGCTTGACTTGGATGGTCGTGGCAAGCACTTCAAGGTCAATCGCGAGGTGATTACGTTCAAGGACATCGGGCGCGATAGTAGCATCAGCTGCCTGACTTCTAATGCTCGCACTCAAGATGGTCTGAACGCATCGCTTGTCATCATGGATGAATACTCTCAAGCTCGCAATACAGCCACTCGCAACGGTGCAGACCTCAAGAATACACTTACATCTTCAATGGGCGCTCGCCGTGAGCCTTTGGTTGTCACTATTACCACGGCTTCGGAGGTGATTGACGGACCGTTTGCTCAGGAGCTTGACGGTATCAAGCGCGTCCTACGCGGAGAACTGGAGAATGACCGCGTGTTCGGTGCGCTGTTCATGCCTGACGTTGACGATAAGGAGGATGACCCGAATACGTGGGTAAAGGTGCAGCCGCACATGGGCGTGACTGTGCAAGCTGACTACTATGAGCAAGCATGGGGCGAGGCTCAACTGTCTGCCGAGAATCGTATGGTATTCCGCACCAAGCTGCTCAATATCTTCGCGGAAAACGAGCGGCGGTCGTGGATCAGCGCAGAACTTGCGCGTAATATCGCCAAACCATTCGAGATTGAAACGCTTCCGGGTTCGCCGTTGGCTACGGCTGCCATTGACCTCTCGGTTAGCGGTGACTTCTCGGCTGTGAGCTTCGCCATGTACTACGAGCGGACGCGTGAGATGTACTTCCATACGGCGTACTTCTTCCCTGAAGGTGCGTTGCCGGGACACCCCAACGAGCGAATGTACCGCATCTGGGCTGAGAAGGGCTACCTGATACTCACACCGGGTGATGTGATAGACTATCGCGTAATCACTGAGTATATCTTCAGCAAAAAGGACTACGTGCGCATCAAGCTCATTGGCTATGACCCATACAAATCGCAGGAGTGCGTTAATATGCTGCGCTCTGCCGGTGCTAATGGTAATGTCATGCCTGTGCGACAGACAAACGGCAACTTCACCGCGCCTGTGGAGAGCTTCGAACATGGCGTTAAGACCGGTCACATCTTCATCAACAACAACCCCATCAACTTCTATTGCTTCGGCAACGCCGTGCTTGATGTTGACAACAACGAAAATGCCAAGCCGATGAAGCGCGGCGAGAACATGAAGATAGATGGCGTTATCACTATGCTCATGGCACTGAGGCTATTCCTCGATATGAATAGTTAAAAATAACTAAATTACACCTTATATGGTACCATATACGCGCCGTTGTCGGGTCTATGAATGCTTTTCATAGAAAGTTTTGTTTTAGAATGATTGTTAAGGATTTAATCAGGTCACTTTTTTCGGGTGACTCTACAGAGACAACGGTGGGTGGCCCGCGGACGGGTCGCCCATACGTGCATTCTGTCATCGTTCCTGAGACAAGTGAAGTGGTGCGCACTCCAAACCAAGCTATGGCGGTGGCAGCGGTCTATCGCTGCGTAAAGCTTATTAGCGACATGGTGGCAGGGCTGCCGTTCACGTATCAGAGACTCCGCAACGGTGTCTATGTGCCAGCCGAGGATCGATTAAACTATCTGCTTCAAGTGCAGCCGAACCCCGGGATGAGTGCTTTCGACTTCTGGAGTTCCGCCATCGCACAAATCTTACTTCAAGGTAACGCTTATATACTCCCAATAATAGATTTGGCTAATCCGGGATATAGGGAATTAATTTTAATAGCTCCGAACTGTTGCAGCTTCGATATTTCATCATGCACATACACAATTAACGACCAATATAACGGCGTCAGCGGCACATACAATGAGGATGATATTATTCACCTGAAGAACTACACATTCAACGGCTTCACCGGCGAAAGTGTGCTGTCTGTTGCCGCTCGTTCTCTCGGCATCGCAGCCACGGGCGACCGCGAAACGCTTGACCGATTCTCTAACGGCGGACGTGTCAGCGGTTATATCAGTGATGCTTCGACCACTCCAACACTCGGCAGATACGACACCGAAGAAGTCAAGAAGCACGTTGACGAAATAGAGGAGCGCATGAACAACGGACACCGCATTGCTATCATTGACGGTGATTTGAAGTTCCAGCAGTTCTCAATGAACTCGGCTGATATGCAGTTCTTGGAGCAACGCAAGTTCGCCGTGCGCGACATCTGCCGCTTCTTCGGTGTGCATCCTTCGTTTGTCTATGATGACACCAGCAACAACTACAAGTCGGCTGAGATGGCTAATGTCGCATTCTTGAGCAATACGTTGCACCCATTGCTTCGCAAGATTGAGGCGGAGTTCTGCCGCAAGCTTATCAGCAACAATATATGGACCAAGTACCGGTTCGAGTTTGACCGCAGCCAGCTCTATGCTTGCGACCTCGAAAGCAAAATCAGGTATCAGTCACAGAAAATCGGAGCGGGCCTGTCTACGGTCAACGAGGAACGCCGCCGAGAGAATAAGCCTGAAGTCGAAGGCGGTGACACATTGCTCGTATCGGCTAACCTCAAGAGCATCGAAGAGCTTACGAGCCAGCCGGCACAACAGCAGCCACCCAAGGAAGAGCCGACAGAAGACCAGCCGGAAGAATAGATTTAAATTAGTTTGGATATGGGAAAAGATAAAAATACTCTCGAACAGCGAGAACGTTTTGTTAGTGGATTAGAACTAAGGCAAAAGGCCGGTGAGGAAGGCAAAGCCCGCACCATCACCGGTTATGCCATAGTCTTCAATGAACCAAGCGCCCCACTCTACGAGGATGAGCGCGAAGTTGTCGATGAAGTCATTGCCCCGGGTGCTATACCCAAGGAACTGCTCGACCAGAACGACATCATCATGACGATGTTCCATGACCGCCAATTGCTTTTGGCTCGCTCTAAGAATGGCGAAGGCACATTGCGCTATGTTGTCGATGACCATGGCGTGAAGTTTGAATTTGATGCACCTAACACAGCCGATGGAGACAAGGCTGTTGAATTGGTTGGCCTTCGCGTTATTGATGGCTGTAGCTTCGCATTCCGCACCCGCTACTGGGATGAGGATTATGTCAGCTGCCACAGCGAGACTCGTGATGGCAAGATACACACCACATACACCGTTAACCGCATTAAGTCCATACACGACTTCACACTGACCCCGAACCCGGCTTACCCCTCGACCGAGTGCGACACTCGCGAGCGGTTTGCTACTCTACAACGTCAACAACAAGTTGATGAGGCTGCCGTTCGTGCGCAAATAGCTGCCGCACGTGCCGCTGCAAAATAAGTATTTACTAATTTCTAACTATAGGGAAAAATGAACAAGAAAAAATTAAAAGATCTCTTCAAACGCGACCAAGAAATCACCGCTCGCATGAATGAGATTACAGACCTCTGCGAGAAGGAGGGTCGTGTACGCAATGCCGAGGAAGACAAAGAGTTCCAAGCGCTCATCCGTGAGCGTCAGAACTTGTCTGCCCGCATGGCTGCTTACTCAGCTCAAGACCTCGTTGAGCGCAATCACGAAACTCGTATGCGTGAGGCTGAGACCATCATCCGCGAAAACGTTGAAAGCAAGGTGGCAACGAGCATTGTGCTTCACCGTGACCTCATCATGGTCAACGATGTTGAAGCCGGCAAAATCGTTCCGTTAAAGGTTCAGGACATCCTCGCTCCGCTTGAGGAAGGTCTTATCCTCCACCAAGTAGGTTTGCCGTTCCTCACCGGTCTTGCCGGCGAATATGTATGGCCCATCTACGAAGCTGTTGAAGCTCAAATCGCAGATGAAGGTGTTGCACTCAGCGACACCAAGATTGAGATGTCAGCGCTTAAAGCATCTTACGACCGCGTAGGCTTGGCTATCCCTGTTACCTATCAGACCATCATGCAAACTGAAGGTATCATCGAAACCATCATTCGCACAGTAATGCCGAAGGCTTTGGTTGCCATCCTCAATAAGGTGACATTCAGCCGCGAAAAAGTCAACAAGGCTACTAACCTTGTTGGTCCGTTTGTTAACCTCGAAGCTAAAGAAATTGACGCTTCATTCAAGGCGTTCAATCTTCTTAAAGCCGGCATCTACGCAACCGGTGTTGACGGCGAGAATATGGCATACGTAATGTCTAAAGCCACCAAGGCTATTCTCGAAGCCACCCCGAAGGATGCAGGTAGCGGCATCATGGTTTGCGAGAACGACCACATCGCAGGTCTTCCCGTATTCACCACCCACTATATCGGCGACGGTTACGTTGGTCTCGGTGACTGGAAATGGCAGCCCATGGCTCTCTTCGGTGACATCCGCTTCACCGTTGACCCATATACCCTCTCTCGTAAGGGCGCTGTTGACTTCATTCTTGAAGCCAACTACGGCACTAAGACCTTGCGCAAAGAAGCGTTTGTTCTCGCTCATGTAGCAGATGCAGACGTAACCGCAGAAGATTAGTCTTTGTTGAATTGTTAACCCAACGCAACGATGATTGTAGATTTAGCACTGCTGAAGCAGCACGTAATGGCTGATGATTTTGAGGATGACGACACTCTGTTGACGACCTATGCGGAAGCTGCGGAGAATGCCGTATTCCACGAAATCCACCGCACACTCGAAGAAGTTGAAGAGGCTTATTCAGGTGTCCCGGTCGAGCTTAAAGTGGCTGTAATGCAATTGGCGGCTCACTGGTACAACCAGCGCGAAGCGGTCGCCGGTTCGTCAATGTTCGTAGTGCCGGCTTCATTCAAGTTGCTGCTCAAACCATATACCAAGCTATGAAGGCGGGACGACTGAGAACAAAGTTGGATGTCTTCGAATTGGTGAATGGTTCTGACCGCTTCGGTTCGGCACAGTCCTCGTATCGCGAAGTCGGCACAATCCATGCCGAGCGCGTGCAATTGGACGGTCGCCGAAGCGAAGAAGTCGGCGAACACTTCCCCGATTATACGGCTACTTTCCGTGTCCGTATCGCACACAAGCTCAAAGAGAATTGGCGCGTGAAAGACTACGACAGCGGCTATACCTTCACGATAGAGAGCATCATCTTAAACAAGCAGCGCGGTTTCCAAACGCTGCGTTGCGCTCGCCTCAACCCATGACACCGGAAGAAGCGGCAGCACAATTGCGCAAACTTACCGCGCAGTTCTCCAAGCGGCAGATGCGCAGTGCCATAAGGCAAACACTGGCGACTGAGGCTCGTAAGGTAAGACGCGTAGCAGTGGCTAATCTTCGCAAGACTGACGGCCAACCGCTACGAGTTACACGACAGCTTGAGAAAGGCATCCGCGCCAAAGTGCGCAAGAGCCTATCAGGATTTGTCGTTGCCGCCAATGCTCGACCGGGAACAAGCCGCGGAATGTACCGCAACCGATTCGGCAAACTGAAACCTGTACTCTACTGGTTTGACCAAGGCACAGCCCCACGCTACCGCAAGGCTCGCCGCAGGGTTGACCGCTTGCTGAAACGCAAAGGAGGTTACACGGGTATTATCGCCGCAAAAGGTTTCATCGCACAAACCGAGCGCAGCGAAGTCCCGAAAGTGAAAGCTCGTATCGAGGAAACATACGCACAAAAAGTTGATAAAATAGCACGAAAATATGGCTATCTCTAAGACATCATTCCATGCCGGCGAAGTTATCCGCGCACTGTTGTTAGCTGATGAAGATGTAACGGCTATTACCACGCGCATCTTCCCGATTGTAGCTGATGAGGCTACGCTGCCTTACATCGTCTATCGCCGCAGCGAGACGGTTGCGGATATAACTAAGTCCAAAGACAGTGACACAACGACAATCAGTATTGATTGCCTTGCGGAAACCTATCAGCAGAGCGTAGAACTGGCAGAGGCGGTGCGCAGAATGCTCAACGAGTCGCGCTACGATGGCGAAGACTTGAAAATGCGTAGCTGCGCGTTCATCGGCTCTGATGGCGAAGACTGGCAAGATGATGCGTTTATCCAAAATCTTAAATTTAGACTTAAAATCAATTAATTATGGCATTTATTAATGGTTCGGACTTGTTGATTAAGGTAGCCGGTGACTACTTGGCACACTCGTCCACTCACACAACCACATACAACACCGAGACTAAAGACCGCTCCTTCAAGCCTGTCGGCACAGTTGAAAAAGGCAGTGGCAAGTGGAAAAACAAAGGCGTATCCGGTCTGTCAATCTCCATCAGCGCGGAAGGTCTCCGCACTGACGATAAAGTTGAAAACGGCTTCGCTACTCTTCTCGCTGCATGGAAGAAGGGCGAATCTATCGTGGTGGAAGCTATCGAGCGCGAAGGTAAAGACCCATACCTCAAGGGTTCGTTTATCATCGCTTCTCTCGAAGAGACTTCTCCGGCTGAAGATGATGCAACTTACAGCATCAGCCTCGAAAACGATGGCAAACCCGATGTATTCGCACCTGAAGACTTGTCTGACTATGTAGCCGCAGCTGAATAGTTATGAAGAAGGTTACACTCGACGGTAAAGACTATCCCTGCTACCAAACGATGGGAGCAATGCGCCGTTTCCGCAAGGCAACCGGGCAGGAAATCTCAGACGTTAACGTAACAGAGGTAAGCAAGATGGTTGATTATATGTACTACTGCACGGTGTCGGCGTGTGCGGTCGAAAAAGTGGAGTTCCCCTACTCTGATGAGGAGTTCGCTGACCGCATCACCGTTGAAACCATGCAACAGTGGTCTCAATCCATCACTGACGGTCAGCAGGATGCTGAAAGCTCTGAAAAAAAAAGCTGACAGTTAACGAACTGTTAGGTGTTGCAGTCGGACAAGTGGGCATGAGCATTGATGATTTTGATGCTTGTACGCCTGATGAAATCGCTGCAATATTCTCAAAATGGAACGAGGCCAATGACTACGCTATGCGTGACCAATGGGAACGCGCACGTATCATGGCAACCATCATTGTACAGCCACACCTCTCTAAGAAGGTAACGCCCAAGCAACTTCTACCACTACCGTGGGATGGGCGCACAAATAAAGCGAAAGCGCCGGCACTCTCTAAACAAGAGCAACTCCGGCGCTTTCGTGATATTAAGCGTCGCCTAAGCGGCGAAGGTGGCTAAAATCTCATATATCGGTCGCGCATCTTAGAACTGAAAGCAGAACCTATAAAAATATAGATTACACTAATAACAGCAAGGATGCAAAATCCAAGGAATAACTTCCATAAAATCCAATGGAGAACTGATGAAATACTGAGAATTAACATGGTCGTACATTTTTGTTCGTACACAAAAGTACAATTTATGAGCTTAGCTAACAAATTGATTAACATAAAAATATTTAAAACATCATGGCGGGTTCGGTTATTGAAGTAAATATAAATCAAACTGTAACGGGAAGTGCTGCTGTTTCAGGGTTAGCAGCCAATTTGCAGTCGTTGAGCAAAAATGTTATAGTGGTGCAAAGTAGCATAAGCGGGTTGAAAGATAAATTAGCCTCAACTGTCACTACATGCGCTGCTTTTGCTTCTTCACTACAAGGAGTATCTTCTGCTGTTAGTCAGCTCGCACAAGGTTACAATGACTATGATAAGGCCATGCGTTCCGTGAACACTATGGCAGGTAAGGATGAGACCGGTTTTAAAGATTTGAAGGCACAGGTCAGCGAACTTGCCAAAACTATACCCTTGGCTAAAGACCAATTGGCAAATGGTTTGTATCAAGTCATTTCAAACGGTGTGCCTGAAGATAACTGGATTAGCTATCTCGAAAAGTCGGCAAAGGCATCTGTTGGCGGTA